GAAAGTGGAATGTTTTGGGGTATTTGCCTTTGAGCTCATCGCACATATCATAGACTTTGTGCTGTGGTGATAGGCGTACCTCAAAGCCTACAATATCGGGGTTTTGCTGTATGCGCAACCAATCGGCGGACTTATAGGCTACATTGATTTCGTTGCTGGTAAGTCGCAAGGCGTTTTTGTAGGCACTTCGGTACACTCCTTGCCCAGGGTGATAGTTTTGAGCGTTCTTACTTAGTACAAGGTTTCCATATTGGTCTCTGACCCTTCGGAATAGGGCGGTAGGGTTGTTTAGTAGGTTACGCACTTCACGACTTAGCTGTACCGCGCTTTTGCCCTCTTCTAAGGATACAGATAAGGCGAGTTCTATTTCGGTTTGTGCTTTTTTAGCAATGTCCCATACACGGTCGGAAATGGTAAAATCTTTAATCTTACGCGTTTTGAATGTTTCGAGGGCTTCTAAGTTCTGATACTTGGTTAATCCTTCTCTTAGTAGGTGGTCCTGTTTGAGGTTAGCAAACGCCCATTCATTGGTAATGCCTTGCTTTATGATTTGGTCTAATTGGTTGCTGAAATTAGCTAATTCCTTTTCAAAGGATTTCCCCTTTTTGGTGGCTGCAAAGGCAAATAGAGTGCTTGCGATGAGTTCTTTATAATCGGTTTTGAGGGCTATAAATACGGCTGTACCTACGAGCTGATAAAACAATTGTTCTACCTGCTGTAGGTATGCTATTAGGTGCTTTCTATGTTGCTCATCGTAATTCATTAGATACTTGCTTCATTGAGGTTGCTGTTCTCCTCGTCTTTGATTTGTTTTAATTGGGCTTCAGGGTCGGTAATGCCGAAACGCTGCATACTATCACGTTGCGATAGTAGCGCTTTGCCTCCATTGGCTTCCATAAGGGTATGTATCATTTCGGTATCATCATCAATATCAAACGGGGTGATGATAGGGGTAATGTCTATATCTTTTAGTTCTTTCTCGAAGGGTAAATACATCTTAGAAAGGAAAGCTAAAATGATATTGATACGCCTTTGTAGGGCGGGTATAAATATAGCTTCATTGTCCTTTACCTTGAGGTGTGCGGGTAACCAAGCGAGTTTGCGACCTACACCTGAGAGCATATTCCCTTTACCTGCATAGAACTCATCGGAAAGGTCGGGGGTGTGGGTAAACTCGTGTATATCACGGCGGTTCATTGTCATTTCTTTGTCGAAATTCTCATTGGCATTGGGTGGTACTACGAATTGCACGTTACCTCCATCTGTTACCTCGAATACTTTACCGCCCATATTGTTACCTCCCATTTTGCCTTCTACTTTACCTGCTATCATCAGGATAGGTTCGCCGAATTTTTTGTTGCTTTCGGAGAAATAGGTACGTTGCTCTTCGGCTATTTCGATGAGGTGCTGCACGGCTTCCCATTCGGGTTTGTCTTGCTGGTATAGCACTACGGGTATTTTGCCGATGATATTAGGCTTTACTTCTGTTGTGGTAACTCCGTTTTCAGTAGTGAAAGTATATACTTCCTCATTGGTAAATGCTTGTAGAATGGTCTTCTTATTGTCTTTGGTAGTGCTTTCTACGGCAAATGATATAAGGTTATCGTTATCGTCAAAGCGTGGATATAGCTTGTACTTTTCAGGTGATAGCACCTTGTGGCGCAATAGGAATTGAGAAGATACCCCATATTGCTCGTTGGGCTGCTCTTCTAAGTACCACAATTCGGCTACTTGGGTGTAACGCTTTACCTCTGTACATAGCTTGCTGTCGGAAAAGTTCATTTTGTTTGCTTTGATGACTTCTTGAAAGGCGGCAAATAGCTTGCTGTCTTCAGCGGTGTACTTGTAGGGTATGGCGGTTTGAAACATTGTAGCGATTTCGACAATGCGCTTTTGGTAGGGCAAGCCTATGCGATTGAGGGAGCGGGTGCGCTTTTCAAATCGTGGTTTGTTCTGACTATCTAAAAGAGGATTACCCACTTCGTCAGTCAGGGGTATCATTATTTCAGGGTCGGGGTAGCGGTGCTTATTGATGAGTATATCGTGCTTTTTTACCTCATATTGCCGTTGGTAAGGGGCGATGTCTATGGTGGTAATGCCTTTTTTAAAATCTTCTTGTGTCATTGTCTCTGAGTTTTTAATTTTGAGTTGCCTGCGGAGGCTCTCCGCTAAATCATTGAGGCGAGTTGATATAAGTTGTTATTCGTACCACTTAGCAGCTTCATAGTGATATAGCGAATAGCATCTATGGCGTGGTTGTAGTTATCTATGGGGATACCTGCTTTTTTGTCGTTCCAAGCGTAATTTTTCAGCTCTTTCTTCACATTGAAGCTGTGAGGCGTTACTACTAACTTATAATTGAGCATAGTAGTAATACCAGCCGATACGCTTCCTGCTCCTTTTTCGCAAGGTTCTATATTTAGCCCTTTATCTCTTAGGTCAGCAATCAGGCGAGGTTCGGCACTATCAGCAACGATAAGGTCATCGGGGTTGTCTATTAGGTTGCTGTTGAGTTGATATAGTCCGTCAGAGGATAACTGCTTGTTGTTATAGTATTTTTCGTCTATGTATATAATCTTTCTTCTTTTATCGACTGCTACCTTGATGAGGGTATCAGGGTCAATACTGAATCCGTAATCTTGTCCGTAACCATAAGGAAGTGAGGTATCAAACTCGCCCTCTTCCCAATCGGTGAATATTACCCCTTCGGATACATCTGCCCAGCGACCTATGATTTTTTGTGCGTATTTGGTTTTGTTGAATAGGGACTGACTGAATTTACCTTGCTCATCGGTGGCTTGTGCGAGGCTTTGGTTTTTTATCTCCTCAATCTGCTTAAAAAACTGCTCATTGAGGTTTTCTGCATTATCAAAGTAGGTAGTATGAATATGCAATACATCGGGGTGGGTGGATATTTGCACCTCAACGCCGTCAATCTTTACTACCTTATGTGTTTTTTCAATGTACTTCTTATAAATGAAATGCTCAGCGTTGGAGGGGTTTAGAATAAGGATAACCCGCAATTGTTTGCCTTTTTGACGGATTGATAGTATTAGTTTCTCATAGTCTTCTTCTGATAGCCATTCTTCCATTTCATCGCCTACGAAAGTGGTAATACCGTGCAATGATTTGAGGTTGGCGGTTTGGTTTCCTGATGAGGTTTTGATACCTTTGAAAAGGATTTCAGAGCCTGAAAAGGTATTTTTGATAGCTGTTTTAGTAATATTAAAATACGCTTGTGTACCCTCTGCTTCTATCTTTTCCTCAAACTCTGGAATGATAGAACTATGGGCTGATACCATAGTATAACGGCTGAAAAGGATTTTATGCCCGCCCTCAAAAGATAAGCGTTCGAGGAAGGTGGAGGCGTTGTAGGAGTTGTGAGTAACAGTACCATCTTCTAACAGAAAACGATGATTTCCATCTACAGCAATTCCAAACCATTCACCTGTTTCTGACTCTTCTTCAATCGTGATATAAGATAAGTGCCAATCTTTGTTTTTTGATAGGTCTGTTTTAGATACTCTTTTACGTTCAACTATACAAGGAATTTTCCATATATCACCTCCAATTGTTATATTATAAACAATTCCACAATCTTTACCATTACAAAACGCTCTCTTTTCTTTTATTGATGTTCTAAAACCGAGCGTATCAGCAGTGAATTTAATTTGCCTTGCTAATGTTTCATTTTTTTGTGTTATGTAATAGTTTCCCTTGTTGTAATATCCATCAGTATCAATTATTCCTGCTAACAATTGTAATCTACAACTTTCAGTGTTGGATATGTATTGCTGAGGAATATGCTTGTTGTTAATTAGGTTGTAATCTCTTAATTTATTCATTAAAGAGTTGGTTATACCTCCTTGTTTCCTTATTCTATATGTTTTTGCTTTGCCTCTATCCCCATTTATTGATATAACCATACCCTCGTTTTTTGCATATTCTGATATATATTCAAGAATTTCAGGTTCAGGGGTTGTTATCTGTGGATAGATAGAAGTGCCGTCTCCTAACCATACGCCTAATAAGTATGGGGGTATTTCTATGGTTTGAGAATTGAAAGGAATGCTATCTACTTTGAACCCCCTGAAATTCTCTCTAAATCTTTTACTTTTACTGATGAAATCTGTTATAGGAATATCTATTATATCATCGTAAGATGTGTATCGTGGTTTAGGTTTGCCATTCTTTAATTCGTTCTTACAAGACTCGGACTTCTTTAAGGTTAGAATATGGTCTTGATTAACAACATAATCTATTCCGCTTGTCTGTTTTACTTTAAATAGCTTTCCTACCCCTGAATTAGTATTGGTTACTATTCGGGGAGTAAAATCATCACCCATTACTTTTTCACCTATTTGTATTTTTTCAATAGGTTTAAGGGTTAGGTCGTGCATAATCACTTTTGTACCTTTTTTTAGGCACTTGCCGCTGCCTCGACCTCCTGAAAGGATAGTGATGAACTTATCTTTATTCAGATATAGGGGATTATATACGGGTTGCGTTTTAATCA